TAGAGGGTTTCTTTCTCCATTGAGCATTCTCAAACTCATAGCATTCTGAAATCCATTTCTTATTATCCTCTGCATCCTCTACCGTACCGTATACTAGACCACGCACCTTATGAGCCTTACCATGCCTATCCAGAATACCATCCTGTAGTAAACGAATGCTTCGAATAGGTACAAAACCTCGTAGAGTCTTTACTAACACATCCTTTGCCATCAATGCAACTTCGCACTGTGCATTGATATCTTCCTTCCAATCCAAATCCTTGGAACCAATCCAATATTGACTCTTTGGGCAATATCGATATGTATTTAACATGGTCATGATCATCTCATTCCAGTCATACTGTCCCTTATCATCCTCATTTCCAATTTCCTCCCAGTCACGAAACAGAATACATGCATTATCTTCTGTTGCGATTGGAATATTATTAGATGATGTATTAAAACAGTATAGAATGGGTGAAATAAGAACGGTTTTTACTGCACGTGGATCCTCTGCGACCGATTTCCAGATTCCATCTTCACCCTTGACTAAGTGGGAACCAGATACATAAATACCTTGTAGGTTGTACATTGGGATACCGGATCCATCCATTTTGATAATGGCTGTAATTTTGCCTGCGTTGTTTCCAAGTTCTTGTCCTAGAATAACCTGTTCCACGGGTACGAATGATTCCTTACCATCTGCGCCTTTTACAATGATTCTAGACCCTGTAGCAAAGCAGAATTCACCACGCTGACTTTCTGCCTCACTTGCAAGTTCATTTCCTAAAATGCCTGCCATTGCCATCACCACAGAAATGACAGCAATGAGGGTTCCTAAAATAATTGGAATCACTGGAAAGAGAATAAACCATAGAATGATAATAATGGCCAACATGATTCCACAAATAATCAATACCACGCGAATCACGACTTGAATGGCGTTGATCATTCCTCGAAATAGAGTGATTGCAGAATAAATCATAGAAATGGCCATGGCACTTGCACGATTGACTGCCATTCGAATGTATTGTACAATACGGCTCATTTCGAAAATGGCGAAATTGAATTTTTTAAAAAATTGGCCGACATACTCCGAAAATGCAGTGTAGAGTTTCTGAGCGACTTGACGAATCATGCTTAATGCACCCGTTGCCGCTTCTGCTACATTTAAATGTTGACCAAATAAGGCATTCACGGGTTTCATGAGCACATCTAAAAATGTATCAATGACCTTTTTCATGCAAAATTCAAAGTTATCGGTTGCATATTCTGATTTGGAACGTGGATCGGAATCTGGTTTGAAAAATCCTGCCGCTGCCATAATGGGCAAATCACACCTTCGTAATGCCCAATTGTTCATCACGGTGGTTCGTTCTAAACCCGCAATGGTAAACCCGAGACAAATGAGTAGGATAAACGTTAATAGAAAAAATGGCCATTTTGCCTCCATCTCCTTTTAAAACAGAAGAGATTCAATTACATCAAAATACGACATCCTTACTTGGACTCCAAATGTGCCGAATAATACTGTTCTGAATCCGGAGAACAGACTTCCATGTAGTCACGTACACGAGTACCATCTTCCAACTCAATCTGAGAATTAGGAATGACCACAAAAGACAAAAATTCATCCGCCGTTTTCTGATAGGCTCGGTGCTCACCCATACGTTTCCACACATTCATCTCTTGATCCCAGTATAATGTTGCAGGAGTTACATGAACATCTTTTGATAGAGAGCATACTTCACTTACTTGTCTACGAATAATACCCGTTACTTTGGATCCTGTGGTAAGCTCATCACCAATCTGGACATCCTTTGCAGCCTTCAATCCCGTCACGGTCTTGATCTTTGCCGTTTCGTTGATGGCAAAACAGGCATCTGCGTACGAATAATCCTTGCCTGTGCTTTTCTTGGCATTGATCTTCTCTTCGATCCACTGCAGGGTTTGCGCATCACATTCGGGTGCCTCATCATAATCAAGAAAGGTAAGGTAGTCCATTGGAATCGTATGATCCGTTGTATTAAGACAATAAAGCAACTTATCTGAATCCCATGGTCCCATCGGAATGGCATGCGGGTGCTCCCCTGCCATGATCGGCCGGCCTTCATGCATCACATAATGATTGGTGCTTACTACGACGTTACCCAACTTCACCATGGCCTGTCCTCTTGAATAGAATCGAAAGGTTGCCGTGACCGTTGTATAGCCTGGCATCAGAACGTCTCCAATCTTCACGTCCTTGATCGGCACCTTCTTTACTTGATCATCTACTTTGACAAGAACAGGGGTTTCACCTGGAAAGCAGAAGGTATCAATAAAAGAGAAGAGGAATGTATTGGTAAAAGATGTCATACCAGTAATACCTGACATGCCCATGTACATGACCGAAAACAGGATCGCATACATACGACCAAATAATGCCTTTAATCGAATGGCACTCAGGCGGAGCTTAAAGAAGAAATTGGAAATGCGCTCGGTAAATTCTTGAAAGATCACATTGATACCGCCACCCAGTGACGCAATGATGGTGCGAATGGAATTAACGGAATTAAAGATGGATTGAAGCAGCTCCGTAAATTGTCCAAAAATGGTTCCAATCGATCCAAAAAATGGTGTGGAGAAATTGTTAAAGATCTTTCCCATACAGAATTGGAAATTTTCCGAAGTATCATGACCAAAAAAGGAGGCGAATGGCATAATCAGAGGCGTGCATCGATTCTCTGCCCAATTTTCTTTAATTTTTTTAATGTCAATTAGCTTATTCAAACCAAATATGATACCAAATGCGACAAGGATCATCAATATTAGAAAGAACAACGCATTGGTGAAGGACCATAGTTCATGCTCCGCCATCTTCCTACTGACCACTAACAACCAAGTATAGCCTATCTTTTCGATTTTTTCACACTTTCTCTTTTTTGAAATGAATCATTTCATACGAAGAGTAAGTTACTTCTTTTTCATGTGATGATCACGAACCCATTGACGATCCTTTGCAAAGATGGCGCTTGCATCGGGAGCGGTTTTAACCGATAATTTGGCCACTGCATCCAATTTATGATAGACCGATAGTGCACCATACGCTTTAATAGCCTTTTCTAAAGCATGATGCCGAAGACGGTCTGCTAAACGATACTGATATCCATATCGAATCAAGTCACCCTTCCGGAGTTGACTCATTCGTCTTGAGTTATTTCGTACACTCTCATTGCGTATCTTAATACAACTTGCCGGAACATGTACAGACTTATTTGTTGGTCGTACTGTAAATAGTTTTCCCTTACGACGAACGGTAAATCCAGTTCGTGTAATACTGTTACGAAATTTACGCGTATATGACTTTCGTGAACGATAGCCATCTGGACATTCCTTCTTTATCGATGACATCTACTTCCTTATCATATATTTTATATTTCCATTTCATTTGGTTCATCCGGATTTTTGCACCACGTCTCATTAAATTCAGATGGACACATTGTTAATTTGTGTGTAAGAAAATATCGATATTGTGGAAGATCTTCTGTATTTGCATGATTATACTGAGTGAGGATCCAATTATCAATTAAGTTATGAAGTTCTTCTCGTAACTCCATAATTTTATCTGCATTTTCCTGTCGGATCTTTTCTGGAAATTTTGTAAATTCCTTAATCATTTCATTTCGTTTCATTTTATCCAGGTTATGAACGGAAGCAAGAAAGGTATGGATTTCTACCAATCTCTTCTCAAAATCATGCAATGAATCCATTGTTTGCGCATCATTTGTTTCAAGAGGTTGAGCATTTACTGTTAAATCATAATAGTGTTTCATGATATTTATTACATTTTTAATAAAGGCTGGATCAACACCTTCAATGGGTGTATCATTGGTACCCTCCTCATAATCTTCGGAATCACTGTCACCCCATCCTTTTTGTGTAATTCCACCAAACCAACTCATTCTACTACTCTATACCTTATTTTGCTATGATTCCATACACAATCAACAGTCCACCCACTACCATCATGGATTCCTCGAATGACAACGGTGATCCTGAACAGAACTTCTGGATAATTGCTTGTTGAGTAACATGCTTTGGTACTGGACCATCGAATTTTGCATCAACCGATGCCTGTGCGGTCATCATACTTAGCGCGATATTGTTGTTATTAAACTGCTGTTTTGTAGAACTGCTTCCTCCGGAACCAATGGGAAGTGGGGCAACTTGTTTGGCTTGTATTTGTGGTTCGTTGCTCATCTATTAGTGCGAGTCAATATAAAATCCTTTTTCTATTCTCTTTCAGAAATGTCCAAGCTGCCACCCGCCCACCGTCAAAGCATGGAAGAAGCTACTGCGGAAGCAGAAGCCCGTCCTCTTGATTATGATCCCGCTTCAAGAGCAAAATATATTCGTGCGATGCTACGTGATATTGCATCATGGATGTCAAATGGAGATTCTGAAGCGGTCATTCGAGAGAAAGCCAAAGACTTCATTGAACAATACCCTGAACTCTTTAAAAAGATCATTGCTCGTCAGGATTTATCACCCATCCAGCAAATGCTTAGCATGATGGATAAAATGGCACAGGGTTCTATCTCTCAACACCAGGCATCCGTTGCAGTTGGTAAAAAACTCGTCGATAAATACGTTACTCCATCCCTAAACGGAAACGCTGAGCGTAAATAGGAACCTTAAATCGAACACACCACTCGTAACTTGACTTTTCATTATTTTTAAGATAAAGTTGAATCAAATTCTCGTCCTTCTGATCAATGATATGAAATACACGCTCTAAATATTCTGTTTGCTTATAAAATGATTGATGTCGTAGATCACTAATAATCTTTTTAAAATCACTGGGATAGTCGGTATCAAATAAAGCATGCAAGGGCTCCCCCTGCTCTAGAATCGAACACCACAAACGTAGAATATCAAATGTTTTATCCGAACAGCCAGTAAAGCCTTTTCCGATAAAATAATGTTCTGGATTGCAGGGGCGACTCATACATGGTTTATAGAGTGTCCACTCCTCAAAATGCGACGACAATAAATAAAGCAAATCCATGGTGGACTGATGATAAAAATCAAACATTTTAAGAATAAACACACCACCCTGCTTCAAGATCTCAAATCCAATCTTGGTTGATGCAAGCAACAGTGGAAATACCATCTCTTCTTGCTTCATGTAGTCGCATGAAAAGTCAAATCCACCATCCGCTGTGAAAATGTTGATTTTTCCTCCATGCTCAGGATGCAATGTATAATCAATAAAATGTTGCTGGTTTTCTGGTTTCATAATATCACCTGTATCATC